GTTGGCGTTGATGAAGTAGCTGTTCTTGTAGGCTTCATCATCGGGGCGCTCCACATCGCCGTCACGGAGCGGGGTCTTGATGGCGGAGAGGGCGGGAACGGTCTTGCCGCTGCCCTTGAGCTTGGACTGGCCCTCGTCATAAGCCGCCTGGATCGCCGCGTTGATCTTCTCGATGGTCTTGGTGTCGAGCTTGGAAATGATGAGGGATACCGAATACTTCGGCGTGCCCCCGTTGATGGCCTTGGGGTCCCAGCAGTTCAAGTAGC